CCCCACTTGAACCGGTTCTTTCATTATAATTGTATCATCATTCACACAATCAATTTTTGCAAGAATTGTATGATTTGTTTTAAGTGTAACAAGTTTAATAATCATACTTTCACCTGAGTTTCTGCTGGCAATACACCAATTGTAATCCAGCGTTTAGGAAATAACATTTCTCGGCCATCAAAATCTTTCATATCATAATTTGGATCTTGCATCCACCCAATAATTTCAACCTGCTCATCAAACTCACGAAGAGCCATGTCATACTTCTCTGCTCGTGGCATTTTGTTTTCAATGGCCAGGCGCTTTGCTAATTCACGAAGATTCATTTTGTTTCCTTAAAGTCATAAAAAAAGTCATTGTTATTTCTTGCAGAGTGTTTACTAAATTGCTCTACTGAATATAACTTTGTTGCTATTTTAAAATCTGGCGTTCTAAATTCAGGTACCGTCAGAGAGGAATCATAGAACAAAGTTTTATTATTTGGTTGTGCGGCAAATTGACCGTTATCCATTTTAATAAAGTTGTAACTCTTGTGTTCTTCTACTGTTTCGGAAAATCCTGTATTCAAGTAACCAGGGTCGTTTTGGCAAAAATCAACCGTAAACATATATTGACCAAATTGCCACTTTCTATCTTTGTCCAGAAATTTACACTTCAGTAATCGAAGATTATCCTTTTCAATGATAGTGAAATTATAACTCAAACAGTCCCAAATTTGCAAGTAGTCCAACGGTAAAGTTGCATTTTTTAAATCTGTTTGCCTTGAAACAAACGCATGAAGAGGAAGTTTATCATATAAAGCACCATAATTTGGTAATAAAGCTTCAATACGAAACGCTTGATTTTTAATGCATTTAATTGTCATCCAAATACAAGGTTCATATTCACCATGACCTTTTTCAAAATCATAGAGAAACTCTTTTTTTACATAACATTGAATTGGTGATACGTTATGAACTAGAAATGCCATTTCTTTTTAACTCCGATTGATATGCTCTACTTCTTAATTCAGAAGAGCTGAAGCGGTGTGTGCGTGAATTGTAGTGTATTTTAATGTTTCTGTTTTCACAAATATCACGGCCAGTTAAAGGCTTATCTTTATATTCTTCACCACATATACGCATTGTGATAGGCAAAAACATAAGTAAATCTTCTAAATCTTTTTCTGTTTCATATACAACAATTTCATCTACAAATTTAACAGCGGATAATTGAACATAACGCTCAACTATTGATTGAACTGGTTTATTTTTAATATTTGGCCTGTCAATTGATGGATCAGTTTGCAAGCCAACGATAAGATAATCACACATTGTTTTACATTCTGCAAGCATTAGAATATGACCAGCATGTAATAGATCAAATGTTGAACAAGTAAATCCAATTGGTTTACAAACCATATCATCAGGAACAACTAACATAACGAACTCCTTTTTAATTATTTATAGTGATCGTTGACTCTTTGTAATATTGGTTATAACAACTGACTCATTTTCTAATTTATAATCTAACGTGTCACCAATTTGCCAATTTAATTCTTTCACCAAATCATCTGGCAATTCTATAATTGCATCACCAAAAACATCAATAGCAACAACTTTAGCCACATATTTTTTATTCAACATGATTAACTCCTATTCCACATTTTTGAAGAAAATTAATTCCAGATTTATCACGATAAAAACTACCAAACCAAACATTTTTAATGCCTGCTTGGTGTATAAGTTTTGCACATTCTAAACAAGGTGCATGAGTAATAAACATATCTGCACCTTCGGTTGAATTTGTTGAACGTGCTACTTTTGCAATGGCGTTTGTTTCAGCATGTAGCACCTCTGGTTTTGTTTCTAATTTTTGCCAAGTTTCATCTGATTTGTTGAACGAATAACCTTCAGCAGCAGGATCAGGACATTGTAAATGATCAGGTGCATATTTAATTTTTTCACAATTATTATCCCAACCGCTTGGCATTCCGTTGTAACCAATGCCAATGATTGTATTATTTTTTACAATTACACAACCAACTTGTAAACGCTGAGCCGATGAAAGTTGAGAGTAAACTCCTGCAGCCCTCATGTGTGCTTTGATGAATTTGCTTTTCATTGTAAAATAACCAAAGGAACTTGTATGCGTTTTAGTGAATTAGCATAAACAAAAAAAGGAAAAAATCTTTCACCTAAAAATCCAGGATATCTCCAAGGTAAAGGTTCTGATGTTGTTTGTTGTGTAGGATAAACATTACTAGAATTTGTGTAAATATATTTTAAAACTCTAAAAAACTCATCAGCATATTTGCAAAAAGCTTCTTTTTTCATAATATAAGTTGTTTCGAAATTAATTAAGTTGTTATGAGTAAACCAAGTTAAATGCTGACGATAAGATGGAAATAATTCATTTATTGCTTGTTTGAATAAATTCCAATATTCTGGTGGTTGAGATTGCAAGTATTGCTCTTCAACCGAGCACGGCAAAGCAACTGAATGATTTGTTAATACATCGGCAGTTTTTAAATATTCTAATGCTATTTCTTTTTGCTCTTGTGTTCCAAAAGAGTTAGCCACATCTTGTGTTGCTGGCATACTTAACTTAGTCACATTTTTTGGCGCACTTCGATCAAGTAATAGATAACGGCGATATGTGGTGCAACCAATGTAATCTACGTTTGGTGTATTTACCATTAAATCGTATTCAGCGGCCTGTTGTGCTAACGCAGTGAGAAATTGATCTTGCGATGCTGATGAATAATAATGTTTAAACTTTTGAATATTTTGACCAACATCAATGTATTTTCCTTGTTCGTCTGGAGGCATCCACATAAAAGGGTCAGGATTACGAGCATAACAAGCTAGTAACCAATCAGAATTATGATTAAACGGAAAACTCTTATGAAAATAAGAATACATTACTAAAGACATTATTCTTCCTTAGATGCGTTTTTATTTTTCTTTTCTGATTTAATGGGAATAGAACCAATGATTTGAGCTTCAATCATTGATTTCTTAAATGCGTTTGGACTTTTGCAGAGTTTACCTGCTATCATACGTTTGACGGCTTTGCTTAACCGAAAATTTTTATCACGCTTTAACATAATATCTCCAAATAAAGCGGGGCAGAGCCCCGCTGAGTTATGCTACTTTCTTCTCTTGCAGAAGTTGTGGCTTAAACTCTTTTAATTCATTACTAATTTCAATCTTGCGTGGTTTTTTATGTTCAGGAATTACATTCTCTAAACCAACACGCAAAATTCCATCTTTAAACTCAGCACCTTTTACTTCAACGGTGTCAGCAATCGTTAATTGCTTTGTAAAAGACCTTGTGCCAATACCTCTGTGTAGATATTGAAAATTGGCCGAAACTTCTTGCTTATCACCTTTGATTGTAAGAGTGCCATCTTCTGCTGTAATTTCAATTTCTTCTTTACTGAAACCAGCAACAGCAAGCTCAACGACATAATGTGTATCGTCTAGCTTAATGATGTTGTGTGGTGGAAAAGATGGGTTTGTTTTTGATACATCCATATCCAAAAGTTTCTCAACATCACGAAAGAAATTCTCAAAACCTAAAGTTGTATGAGCCAAAGGCCCAAATGAAATACGACTAACCATTTTTATCTCCTATTAAGCGAGTTAATTAAAATTGCGGCCCATTAGGCGCCGCGCCATTATTTATTTAAGAATTAATAATCGTTTGGTTTTTTACCAATGTTATATTTGGCAATTAAATTCCAATCGTCTTTTTCCTTAAATGAAATAATCTTTATTTGGTGTAAAGGCGCAATATTACCTTCAATAAGTTTGCGATTTAAAACCTTTACAAGACCCCATTCTTCTAACAAATTAGCAATTGCATTTCGTCTTTGTATATCATTCTCTGATAAATTAGACGGTTTACCATCTAATGCAAACAATTCTTTAAAATGAACTATATAATATTTACCTTGTTTATGTAAGATATGGCAAGACTGATATAACACTTTTTCTTTACGAGAGGAAACACCAATACGAGTAAGTGTTTCTCTTACTTTCAAAAAATCATCTTGTTCATTAAGTAAAACCTCGACAAACTGCGTCAAATCAACCATATTACTTCCTTAATCCACCGATATCGGTTTGTTCTTTTAATTGTTGGATTTGGTCTTTGCTTAGTAGACGGAGTGCCTCGCGGGCTTTTGAATTAGAGAAGCCATAGACTTGTTTTATACATTCCAAATCGTCACTTTTTTCAGCCTTAATCCACTTCGCAAATGGCCTCTTTTGAGACCTGACGGTATTTAGTAAAAAATCATTTTGTAACTTTTTCTCTACAAAATGTCTGCGATTCATCTCATTTACAAACAATACACAATCTTTATGATAAGATAATGAACGATTGATAATAAAAGGGTTGTATTCTTTTTCTGTCAAGTCATCAACAATTAGTTGTTTTTTACCTTGTAAAATTTCTTTGACAAAATCAAATGGATTGCTCATAATTAATAATTTGTCACATAAATGTGTTTAACTTTTGCATCAGAATGATTTTTATTTTTACCAAACCTTTGATTGTAAATAAAATCTTCTATTTTTATATTAAATTCTTGAAGCTCATTTCTATAATAATCACAATCTACATG